ATCTCTTACAAACGTGGAAAAGGCGACCCCCCTTGCGGGGGGCCACCACCACTAGCTCACTTAGGCGAGGTTGTAGTTCGCAGTGAACAGAGCTTCCGGACGCAGGATCTTGCGGCCGTAGAGCTGCATACCACGTACGATATCAGCAAAGCTGTTGGTATCGCGGTATGACTCAGTCTTGCTGAGCTGTTGTGCGGTAGCTACTGCGCTGTCGTGACCAGCAACCAGTACACCGAAGTTGGTTTCAGAACCGGTACCCAAAGAAGTACCAGCGCCAGTACCAACGAACGGCAGGTTGTTGGACTTGTAGACACGGAAACCACGGATGGTACCAGAGCTTACACGACCGTTACGCAGAATATCACCTGCATCCTGACCACCAGCGTAGTCGTTGTTAACGAACTTGCTGTTTTCATCCATCAGGATTTCATAGAACACAGGATCAGCTACGAACCAGCGACCATCGGTATCAACGTTTGCCTGATCCATCTGACGTGCAATACGGTTCAGGATAGCAAGCGGAGAGGTGACACCAGAAGCACCACCACCAGCAGCAACCGGGATAGAGGTTACTTCACCAGCTACACCCAAGTCAGAACCACCGAAGTCGGTGATGTCCAGCTTGTTAGCAGCGAGCAGTTCGTCGCTACCAGCAGTAGAGTCTGCCTTGGTGCCGTTAACCGCAGAGCGGCGTACCCAGTCACCAGACGCATCCAGCTCCCAGCCAGCGAGGTAGCCGAGTACTTCGCCGTCGAAGGTATCACGCAGACGGTAAGCAGCACGATCCGTTGCCAGATCCATGAAGTTAACGTGGCTGTGTGCAGCTTCGATATCATCGATCTTGAACATGAAGTAGTTCGCCTGATCGACAACGAGGCTGAAGTCAGCATCACTCAAATCCTGTGCAGTGACAGTGGTGCCACGAGCATAAGAATTTACAGTGATTTCCGGTTCTTTGATGATGCGAACGCTGTCACCGAAGTTAGCGATCTCACCAAAGTAATCGGTGTTGGTGATGTCTTCAACTACTGAAGACTTACGGAAGGCCTTTTGAACCTTCTGGCTATAAATGACGGGAGAGAAGTTCCCGTTAGGCAGGTTGGTATAACCTGAAGCGACTGAAAATGCCATTGTATATTCCTCCTGTTAAGGTCGTTTTGGCATCGAAAACAGCGAGAGCTGCTTAGGGGTTCAAAACGAACACTTGCTTCAAGAGGCCAACATCATTGTCCGGGTGACATCCGAAGATGGGCCGGTCACGGTTGGGTAGTCCGCTGCTTGTTGTTCGTTATATGTGGTCAGAATAACCACACGGTGGACTCAGGAATTATGATGGGTGGTTGCCTAAAAAAGGGGCACCTAAATAAATTTCTGAGGAAACGGGGGGAGAAAGAATTCCCTCCCCCCTTAAGGCATTAGTTGGTGACATTATATCACTTTAACTAATGCTATTACAAGTGGATTTATGCAGCTTTGCCGCTTAAATCGTACTCGAATAGGCCGTTCCGCATTGCTTCCGTAATAGCAGCCTCATTCCTCTCGAATTCTGCTGCATTCATCTTAGCCACTTGGCTTTCCTTGAAGCGGGCTTTGCCATTGCTGACAGAGGCACCGGAACCACGTCCGACAGTCTTAGCGGCATCTGCGCTAGAGCCAGAACGCTTTTTCTTCATACCGACATCTGCCTTGTAGAGGTCGATAGCACGGGCTGCTGCACGAGCATCCGTATTGTTCTTGTAGAGGGAGTCCTGCACCCACTGAGGCTGCTCAGATACCCACTGATGGAACTTAGCGTCAGAACGGATCTCATCGAAGTCTGGGTGCATGCGGCGTAGGTCAGCTTCTGCCTTCTCACGCTCAATCTTCTGCTCCAGCTTCTGGATACCAGCCAGCTTCTTCTCACCGATTGCTAGAGCTTCTTGAACACGCTTCTGAGCAATGGTGTCTACGATCTTAGCAACGTCTGGGTACTTCTTAGCCCATTCTGCTACTTCTGCATCTGTCTTCGGGAAACGGATCTGCTGACGGGTTGCACTATCGAGCTGATCACGCATCTTAGCCATCTCAGACTCTTTCTGCTGCATCATCTGCTGCATGTGACGACGCAGGTCACCGTAGCGCTTCTTGAAGGTACCTTCTTCCGGATCACCGGTTTCCAGCTCTTCAGGTTCCATATCCTGCTGTTGTGCAGGCAATTCTTCCTTATACACGTCCTCGCGGTACGCGCCTTGATACTTAGCCATAGATTAACTCCTTGGGGGCCGAAAAGTAGACCGGATAGACCGGTGGTTCTGCGGGTAGCCCGTGCCGCAAATAGAGCGGCCGTCTTATTTTTTCATTACGGCAAAGCGTACAGACGGCTTGTATGCGAACTGGCCCGGATCTGAGGCGTAGACATCTTCGTCTTCTTCCTCATCGTCTTCGACGTCCATCGTCTCAACTTCAATCTCGTGCTCAGCCGCTTCAACTTCGTTACCTTCAGCGGTTTCGTGTGCTTCACCTTCAGACTCTTCATCTTCAGGCATTTCTTCTTCTTCTAAATCTTCTTCATCAATAGTCTGGATCTGGCCTTCCATATGCATAGCCATCAGGCCCATCTTGGCCTCATCACGAAGCTGCATGAAGGTCTTCAGACCGTGATAACGGACTACATCCGCCGGAACTACGTACTCACCTGAACTAATCACAGCAGGGATATCGTCACGTACATTTTCCGGCGAACTGCCCGGAGGTACGTCGTTACCGGAGATAGGATCGGTACCGACACTTACTTCAAAGGTTTCTGGGAACATAAGGCTCATGGGATCACCACACGGCATGGGAGTGCCTCCTTTTGCGAAGCCCATAGGCTTACGTCGAATATCATATTTATCTAAATACTGTTGGGCTCTGTCAGGATCGATGATCTCCATCCGCCCACCAAACTCTTGTTGGAACACTGGGTTCTCATTATGAATCATGTAGTCAAAGGCATCTGCTGCTTCACGAGAGTCAAACACCTCAAAGACACCTTCATCAAAGGCTCTCTTCTTAGCCTCTTCAAAATCTAATTCCTTACCGTCCCAGATCGTAGGAATGATGTATGTATTACCGTCCTGCTCAAACTGGGAAGTGAAGATCGTAGATACGTCACCATTGCCACGGTCTAGTGAAGTGCCATTGGCTAGATTCTGCAGGTGATGCTTCGTCAGGTTATCTATACGAGCAGAACGAGCATCAGATTCATACTGAACGTAGTAGAGAGCATCCGGAATCTTCTCGAACTGAAGATTAAGGTCTTCGGTTAGAGCAGCCTTCTTTTCATCATTGAATTCAATGGCTCCGTTGCTCTTGTTGTAGATACGCTCAACACCACGGATGATGTTATTCTTGAGGCCTTCAACCTCTTTAGGGTCGTATAGATTAACGCCCTGTGCAGCTAGGTAACGGATAGCCTGCTCCATAGAGAGGTCATCCTTACGGGACAGAGAGCGATACAGATCTAGGCCAGTCGTAGCAGCTTCATAGGTATTGTCTTTATCGAACGCCATATCTGCAAACTCACCCCACACTTCTGTTGGGTTGTCTGCCATCAGACCGTGATAGTGCCCGGTCTCATGCATAGCCGTATCAACACGACCTCTATCGCTACGGAACTCCCCAGCTAAGCGCCCCATCTTAGGCGTACCAAAGAGAGTGTTTGGAGTAACCACACCTACGGCAGGATCATTGCCGATGGTATAAGAGTTCTCGTCACCCAGCGCTACGCCTACAGAGTACGGAGCTCGATCTAACAGATAGCTATCTAACTCTTTCAAAGGCTCTGGAGTAGAACCTACAACGTCTTCATTATCGAATTGTAGGCGATCCAATAATTCTGTCTGAGCTTGCGTATTCTGATCGAGCATGTAATCGAACCCTTCCGGGTACTGCTCTTTAAGCTTATCAACATCCTCAGCAATGGCATCATGCCCACTGTACATACGCCAGTCGGTAGCCTCACGGAGCTCAGGACGAAGCTCTACATATTCTTGGAATCCTTTACCCACTACTTAGAGCCCTCTACAGCTTGTTCACGAAGAGTTTGGAAACGGCGGAGCTCAGCAATTGAACCTTGGATCTCAAGAACTTTATTGAGTTCTTTAGTACTCTCAAGGTAGCCTCGTAGTACTTCGATACGAGCTCGCACATACGATTGTAGAAGGTCATAGCGGTCAACATCATTAACTAAAGGGAGAATGGATCTAGCAGTGTCTTTATCCATTAAACGGGTGCTCCTTGTTGGCCCCCATTATTGCCGCCCCCTGCGCCAGTGAAACCCTCAGCTCCCGGGGCTGGTGCAGCACCCGGTGCGATATTGCCACCACCTGTCTGAGTAGGATCAGACGGAGCCGGTACACCCTCACCACCTTGTGGAGGAGCCATGCCCTGAGGAGGAGGAGGTGGCATCAATGCAGCAATCTCTGCCATCATCTTCGCTTGGATTGCAGCCTCACGAGGATCATTGAGAATCTTCTCCTCATCCAGATCCATAGAAGCAGCCATCTCACGAAGGATGTAGTCGTACTTAACGAACGGAGCCATTGCAGGGTTAGCAGTCATCTGCATGAACTGCAGGAGACGCTGGCTACGGATCTCATTACGCATCAGGCTCTCCGTACCCTTAGCGACCACTTCAAGGGAGCCCTTGGCTACATCCTTATCGAAATTGAATTGCATGTTGAATGCAAACAAGGCACGGCCTAGCGGAGACAGGAGGTAGTCATCTACGTTACGGACAACTGCTTTAATGTTTTGTGCAGCAGCGCCCATGAGCATGGACATACCAGAAGCGGTACGACCTACACCTACCACACCACTCATACCGTGTGCGTAGCTAGGCATACCCGTAGATTCATCAGCTAGCTGGCGAGCCTTATCGAACATCATCAAACATTCGTTAGTGACATTTGGGAACTTAGTACCAAAGATAGCCTGACCCGGAGCACCAGCCTGACGACGGAAGATCTTACCCGGATAAACCTTCATGTCCTGACCGGGCACGAGGTTAGTCTCATCAATCTCAATCAGGAGATTAGAAGACAGGGCTGCGTTATCAACAGCCATACGCATGAAGCCATTCATGATCTCCTGCGTATCTTCCATGTTCTCTGCAACGCCCACACCAAAGAAGCTATAAGGATTAACTTCGTACGGCACTGCCATGAACGGAACCCGGTTCGGAGTGAACGGGTTAAGTACCAGACGGAGAATCTGCCCATTACAAATCCAAGCGTTGACCTGTACTTGGTCGTTATCAAGGAAGTCATCTGGCAGGTCTAGGTCAGCTTGCTCTGCAAGATCAGAGTCAATTACACCCCAGTATTCCAGTACTTCATAGCGATTGATATCAGTGGTATTCTGACTATCTTCTAGGGCATTCTCCCAGTACTCAGGAGCGTAGTTAGCACCATACTCAATGGCAAGCTCAATGCTTTCTTCACGGAAGTATGGGCGGTTCTTAAGCGAACGTAATTGCGTACGGCTCATGCGGTGACGCTCAATGACGTACTCTGCATCAGCCATGCTATGTGAATCTGGATCAGGGTAGAAGTTCCATACGGAGGTAGCTTCTACACGAGGAATAGTACGGTACTCAGGATCATACTCGCCATCTTCATTCCAACGAGCGTATTCCTTATCAAAGCCAAACGGGCCCTTCAGGATACCCGTACCGAACAGGCTCATCTCAAACGCTACATTGCGGAGATGGGTACCTGCATCTGTCTCATCAAGCTGATCGTGCATGGTCTTCTCCATACGACGAGCAGCCTCTTTAGCAGGCTCCCAAGTGAAGGCAGTCGGGGTAACACCTACACCCGGTTTAACTTCATCAATGATGCGTTCCAACTGATCCTTGTGCACACCAAGGGAAAGCTCAGGTCTAGCGGAAGGTTTCTTAATCTTAGAAGGAGCAGCACCGAGCTCTCCCTTCTTCTCATTAATCTTCTCTTCGGTAACCTCTTCAGGATCAAAGTAGACTGCATCATCTACGCCTACAGCTTTGGTAGGTGCTTCAACACCTACAGGGAACTTACCGCCTGCAAACAGAACATCTACGATCTGTGCATACGCAGCCAGTACCTTAGTCTTGGTAATCTTAATGAAGGCCTGTGACTTCTCAGTCTCAGTGAACTGTACTTCAGGGCCATAGATACCACGGTAGTTGCGATAGGCCTTAAGCCAACGCTCCTCATCCGTCATACGCCAAGTCTTAGACGCCTCAAAGCGGCCATTCACCCAAGAAACAAGACCAGAGTACTCTAGGTTCTGTTCTTCGATGTTACCGTTTTCTTCGAGCTGAAGTACATTATCCTCTGCAGGATTCATGTCTTCAGGGCGATCCATAATTGCCATAGTTTAATATCCAAATC